ACCAACAAAATCACGAGTAACCAGCTCACGTACAGACGTCGCTTGCTTAGCGCTTTCCTCACGAGCATATCGCTGCAAGCTCTCTTGTCGCTGGCCGTCTTGATTGACGTAACGCTCAACCGCTGTCATCTTAGCAGACAGACCTTCAGCAGTTTTCTGAAATTCAGACTTAGCAACGACCAGGTCAGTCTTTCCATCTTCGGGAGCAGGGCCTGCATCTATACGAGTAGAGCTTCTGGTTAATTCGACCTTGCGAAAGGCTACATGTCCTATCTCATCATAACCAAGAATAATTCGCCAAAAGTCAAAATTATCAGGCTTGGTCAGCGCTGGGATAGTGACTTGATAGGTCTGCCAGCTAGACGTGAGATTGAAATTGCCATTTATAATCCCAGGATTGCCAGGTACTGTTCGATTAGCTCTTAGTGATACCCAAACGCTTGGGTTTCCAGAGTGACACATAGCTTGAAATGAGAGCGTATAAGTCTCGCCAATCTCCAACTCAAGAAGAGCTGTCGAGCTTTTATCTGAAACTCTACTTCCTTCTTTTGAGAAAATCTGCATTTGCTTCCAAGTATTAGTCGTACCTTTGACGTTATATTCTCCGTTTGAGATAGTCCAATCTTGGGGGCTGTTATCACCTTGACTATAGTGCCAAAGTCCTCTTGAAAAGTCGTAGTCTTCAGCATAGTTGCGACTACCGACTTTCATCTTCGAAAATTCTTCTCGCAATTTCCCAGCTTCAGCTACAACCAAAGTCTTATCTGCCTTATCCTTGGTTGCGTTCAGGATTTCCTGACGAATAGAACCAGCACGAACTTCAAATTCAGCTGTACTCAATTTCTGATTTAGCTTGTTCTGCGTATTTGTCTCGAGACTCTTCACGGAGTGCCTGATATTCTCGGCAGTCACATTGAGCGAGCTGATGTCAGCCTTGGATCTCAAGCCTTCAGTCAGACGGCTCACACCAGCATCAAGCGAATCAGCACGTTGTTTGAAGTTGGATTCAATTGCTGAGACACGGTCTCCTTGATTTCTATGCGCAACCTGCACACTCGCTATCTTACTAGAAAGCTCCTCAGCTGTCTGTGTGAGTTCTGACTTGCTTGCCTTACCATTAGCCAAGTTGGTCAACTCTGACAGTCTGCGAGTCGTTGTCTCCTCATACGTCGCTTGAGCCGACTTCACACCAGTCAGTTCTTTTTTTGTCTGAACAAGTGCTTCAACTTGCTTGGCAATCTCAGCTTCAGCCTGTGCTTGCTTCGGTCGAATATCGTTCGCGATTGTTCGTTTCAGAACATCCAAATCGCCCGATAGAGCCGTCTGAGCGCTCGTAGCCTGTCTCTTAAATTCTTCAAGTTTTGCAGTCGAATCTAGACCAATCCGTTTAGCTTCTTGAGCAAGCAAGCTGCTTGCACCAGCATTTCTCAACGCTTCTTCAGCTCTACGCTTGGCTTCTTGTAAAGGCCCATTGTCGAAACTGTCAAAGCGCTGATTGATAGTATCAGAGATTTCTCTTTTAACTTCTTCAGCTCTTGCTCTGGCCAGTTCAATACCGTCAGAAATTTCCTGTCTAAGCAATCCAGCCTTATGATCAAAGTCTAAGTCAGCATTTTGAAGAGCCTTTTCAAGGGCGATTTCTTGTGCGGTTCCTGTCACACCAAGGATGGCATCAGCTGCGCTAGATAAGCCGCCAGAAACTCTAGAACCACCAGTGCCTGCCTTATCATCGAAAGTCAGAGATATGTACTCTTCTTTCAAGGCATCGAACTCATAAGCAATAGCTTTCTTGAATGAATCGACATTGTGCTTCCGACTCTTAAGGTTGACTGTATCACCTATGTGGACCACTTGACCATCAAGTTCATAAGCTTCAATCTTGATAGCATCAGAGACCTTGTCAATACCCTCATTTGAGAACTTAGCTTGTGCCCACTTCTTCAACTCTTCAACAGTCTTAGCATTGTTGTTCTCATACTCTTTTTCATTGATATAAGGGTATGAGTTGATAAGAGAACTATCCACAGTCACTCTGATAGTCGTTTCCTTTTCAGCGCCTTCAGGTTTGAAAGTTGATTTGGCATGGATTCTTGTGACAACATTCTGACTGTTTTTGGTTCGTTGGTAATCTTTCAGATTCTTATGCGTTGTAATAACAACACCACGATTCTCCCCACGGCTCTTCTTCACTGTCAGAGCGAAATTATCACGAACCAGCTCGCCTTCCCACGTTCCGACGATACTATGCTTGCCGTCCAGCAATACAGAGTACAAAGTTTCTGTCTCAGTCGTGTTGAAGGTCCTACGGTCCTGGATATCACTGTTAAATGAGAAATCTCCAAGAGCTGTTTTGGTATTTTGTACCATGCGAGAAAGAGCCATACCACAGCTCTGACTAGTCACGCTCACCGGTGTAATAGAACGTTGCATCACATCGTCTGAAATGTGATAGGCTGTGATTTCCAGATGGTCATTGTTCTCAACTGGTTTCTTGATGCGAAATAGCTGCGCTCCTAGCACAGGAGTCGGAGCCTTTATCAGCATATCTTCTTGTATTAACTGATAAATACCAGAGTCAGAAATAGGATACTTCACAGTTAGGGTGAAATCCCCATTCATGGTTTCTTTCACAATCGCTGAAGTTGCTTCATGAAGTGGCTCACCATTCCAACGAACTGTTCTCACATCTTTGTTAAGTAGATAAAGCAATTATGCCCACCCCCAAACTGTCTCAATTTCAAGCGATTGAATACCTGGGCCCAAAACAACTCCAACATTCTTCACTTTCGCTGGATCAACTGTGATAAAATCCCCTGACCATTTCACTGGCTTCCCTGTTGTCGTTTTAAAGCTAGGATTGTCAGGATTATTGACCATCACAAGCGATTCTGAGAGCTTTTCAAGACGAATGACCTGACCAGCGATTGTAAATGAAGTCTCAACAGCGCTCTGACCAACGATTGTGATTTTAGGAAAGGCAAGAGCAGAACCTTGCACAGTCAGAGTCCCACTTCTTGTCAATCTCTGTGTATCGGTGCTTTTGAAATATTTGGTAGGGTGACAAGTGAATTTTACATCCACTGTCCATGCACCAAAATCATCTTTAATAATTTTGAAATCATCCACTTTATAGCACCAATATTTCACGCTTGGCTCTTGTTCATTCTCCAACCAAAATTTTTCACGATTTAGTAGAGAAGAAAATCGGTATAACTCTTCATCTGTTGGGTTAATTAAGCTGATATGGTAGCTTTTTTCAATCAGTTTACGATGCCTATTTGATTGAACAATTGCACCACTGATCCCATCATGTTCTAAAAGACTAGTTTTTGAAGAGGATACGATGACTTGTGGTCGTGTTTCAACCAGAATCTCACATTTAAATGATGATGTTTTCACTCCGTCGATGGTTAACTCATTAATTTTTGTCATGCGAAACCTCCTCTCAAATTAGTTTTTCTTTGTAGTTCTTCAGCAATACGTGTTCCGACTACATCAGCTAGTCTATTCAAATCCGCTTCTTCTCGGATGGTCACCCCTGAGAAGTTAACATTGATGCTATTCGATGTGTTCATCGTATTAGCAATACTTTGTCCAATCGCACCAAGAGTTGACTTATTCAACGGCAAGATAGCTTCAGCACCAGCTTCACCACCAACCATCGCACGATTACCATTCATGCCGAACAAGGTCGGTTTGGTCATGATACCACCCTTTGCATACCACTCAATACCGATGCTTGGGACGCCCTGACTTAACCAATCCAATGGATTTGCTGAACCACTTACATAAAAGTGGGGTAATGGAATGTGTGGCCAACTGATATTGAAATTAAATAGATTCTTAATAGCTTGAATAGCGTTAGATACTGCATTTTTAGCACCATCAATAGCATTTGAAATAGTTGATTTTATAGAGTTCCAAATATTGCTAGCAGTGGATAAGATGCCATTAAAAATTCCTGAAATCGTGCTACTCAAATTATTAAATAAATTTGACCCGGTTGAAACCAGTCCAGACCATAAATTGGAGAGGGTAGAAGTAAAACTTGACCACAGAGACTGAGCACCTGAAATCAAACTTGAGAAAATATTGGACAAGGCGCTAGTAAAGCTAGACCACAAAGACTGCCCAGTTGAGACTACTGAAGACCAAATTTCAGAAAGCCAAGCAGTGAAATTTGACCACGCTGTAGTAGCAGTCGTGACAATATTAGTCCACAATTCAGAAAGCCAAGCGGCGCAAGCATCCCACGTCGACTGAAGCCATTCGGATATAGCCCCCCAGTTCATGATGGCCTGAATGATGAGTGTAATCACGGCAATAGCAGCAACTATTGCCGCGATTACAATTCCAACAGGCGCACCTATTGCTCCTATAGCAATAACTAGAGGTGCTATTGCACCAAGCAGTAGCATTACAGCAGTTGTAACGAGGCCAAGAATCACGATTGTCTGCTGATCAGTTTCGTTTAAGCTCGTAAACCAATTGACAGCAGATTCAAGCATGCCCATCAAAGGTTCTAAAGCTGGTATAACAGTCTCAAGTAATTTGCCACCTACCTCAGCAAGCCCTTCCTTTGCTTTGTTTGAGTATGTTGTTAGTTTATCAATCGGATCTATCGTCTCATCAAATGTTGTCGAGACAGTCCCTGATGAGGATTTAGCTGCTTCAGCTAAATCACTAAAACTAAAGGCCCCACGTTGGATAGCATCTACCATACGTGGTGCAGCCTTGCTCCCAAAAACTTCCGAAGCAATACTCAAAGCTTTTGTTTCACTAGTTGAATTCTGTATTGCATTGACAGTCTCGTTCAATCCATCCGTCAAGGACTTCCCATCTTTGGCATAGTTTACTGCGGCTTTTGAAAGAGAAGATAAAGCAGCAGAAGAGTCAATCCCGCTTTTTTCAAATCTACCAATTAATGTTGCTCCCTCTTCAAAAGATAAACCCAGCATCTTAATCTGTGGAGCACCATCAATGGCTTTTTGAAAGATAGAGTCATAAGATTGACCAGTATCCTGGCCTACTTTAGTAACTGAGTCCAATACTCTTGCTAAATCCTCATTGGATAGTCCGTAGGCATCGATTGCTTTCTTGGCATTTATTGCAGAATTTGAAATATCTTCTCCAGTTATTTTTGAATACTTCAATAAATACTCTGCTGCAGATTGCAAAGTATCGCCAGTAAGTCCAAATTGTGTATTTAACTCACCGACTGCGTCAGCAGATTCTTGAAATGTAGTCGCTGGTAACGATGTGGCAATTCCTTTTGCAATTTCCTGTAGTCCTAACAAGGCCTCTCCAGTCAGTCCAGTTTTCGTTGTAACAGTGTCCATTGCTTCGTCAATCTCGGACCATGCATCTACTGTTTTTTTACCAGCATCAACCATTTTTTGACCTAGTTCCCCTGCCTTTTCAGCAACGTTCATCATTACATCAGCTTTTAGGTATCCTGTGGCTTCCTTAATGTTTCCTGTCGCTGAACGGCTCGAATCTCCTAGATTCCCCATGGCTTTATCTATCTTTAACACTTCAACTTCTGCTTGCCCAATTTCATTTTGGAGTTGTCGCCATTCCTCTGTTCCGATTTTTTCCTTTCCTAATTCCTCTTGTTTCCGTTTCAACTCCTGGACCTTATCCTTGGCTAATGAAGATTGTTTACTTAACAACTTCATTTTTTCTTCGGACAACTCTACATTTTTAGGATCTAATTCTAGCTTCTGGTTGACGATGTCAAGTTCTTTTGCGACATTGTTGATTTCTTTGTTAAGATTTAAAATAGACTTTGGATTTCCGACATCTTCGATATGTTTTTTGGTTGAATTCATTGCCTGATCAACAACCTTCATCTGTGATTCAACTTTAGAAATTTCAAGTTGAAGCTTATTCCACTGTGCTGACCCAACTTCTGATTCTCCAAGGGCTTTTTGTTGTTTTTTGAGCTCAAGTATTTTGAGAGCACCAACACGAGCTTGTTCTTGTAAGTTGAGCAACTTACGATTCAGCAAGTCGACATTGTCTGGATCCATTTTCAATTGTTTATTGATATTTGTGAAATCCTTTTTCAAACCTGCAAGAGCGCTGTTGATCCCTTTTACAGATTTTTCAAATTCAACTGTATTAGCTCCAAATTTTACATACAGCCCTTCAAATGTCTCTGCCATTGTTTACCTCCTTTCATTTTTAGTCAGACATTACATTTAGTAATTCTGCGTTTGATAAAGTTTTCTTCTCATTTTCATTGATACTCATCTGATGTAGTGTTCCTATCAGATAATTAAAGTGTTGACTTTCTGCCCAAAAAACATCCATCCGATTTTCAAAAATAACCTTATAAATTTTTTCAGAAGTTATGACTTCTGTTGAGGCTTTTTTCTATCTTGAGGAACCTTTGCTCTACTTCGGTTAAATTCATAAAAGAGGTCTGAGAAAAAACCAATATCGATCAAATTACCAAACCAAGGAGCAAGAGAGGCTGTTTCAGCAGTCAGCTCATTCTGTACCAAGCGGCCATTCTCAACCTCACCGTACAGACAAGGAATAACTTCAGTTAGGAAGTTCATGAAATCTGGCTCCATAAGCAATGGCATTAGTTTGACTTTTTCTTCATCAGTTAAATCAGATAAGTTGCCATTTACACCAGTTGCAAGGGCAAGCTGTGTGTAAGCTGTGAGTGCTTTTTGGTTGTCATCGAAAAAGTTGCGCCCTGTTCGCTGTTCATACATTTTGATAGCTGGTAAAGAGTAAAGAAAGCGCACTGTTTCAGTGTGCTCTCTTTCTTCACCATAACTATCAAACGCTGTGAATGATAGTTCTTTTTTAATCATGTTAGCCTCCTGGCACGATGGCTGTTGTTCCTAAAGCTTCATTGATAAAATCAATCAATTTCGTTGGGGTACTTGAAGCGAACAATTTATCAAATTTAGCACGGACAACCCCCTTGTCTGTATCACGCCATACAATTTCTGAAACAGGTTTTTTATCTGAATCTAGAATGAAATTGTTAGGTGACGCAGTACATGGAATTTCGATTTCTTTTGGTGTAGCAGAGCTTTCATCCGTTGTAGTGCTTCCTTTTGGAGCTGATGCTTTAACATTGGTCCAGATGTGGAATTCTTCAACCTCCGAACCAAACTCATCTGTCACTGTTTCAGCATATCCCCAAATGAAATTCGCATTCACACCAGTATCGATGAGCGCTGGAGGAGTTGAAGTTGTCAGCTTTTTACCCAAATGATCAATCATGAATTGTTTAGGAATTTGATAAGTAGTGATGGATCCCTCAGTTGATTTCTTACCTTGAAGACGAACGTGCTCCACGTTGTCTGCGTAGTATGCATTTGATTCTTGTGAAGTTTCAAAAGATGTTTTTCGTAATCCAGTAAATGGATACGGTGTTTTTAGATCGAGTGCCCCAGATTCTGTTTTTGAAATCTTGGCAAAGAATCCCATGGCATTGCCATGAGTAACCTCTCGTGTGTCATATTTATAAGTCATTGTGACTCCTTCCTTAATTTGGTCTGATTTTTATTGATTTCATATTATTGAGAAAGATTTCTTTATTTTTGAGGTAAGCTGGTCTGATGTGTTCTTGAGGTGCTACAAATCCACCATTTTTTGTTGCGTGGCCATTTTCTAACAAGTGAGCAAGCGACTTCTCTTTCCCATTGTTATATACTACAGCGATATCTTCAATGGTCTCGTGAGTCCATCCTTTTTCATATACTCCGTTTCTTCTAGGACTTCCGTCTCTAATATCTCCAGCGGTGCTTTTTCCTGCTTTTTCTATGATTTCTAAAACTTGATTCTGTATATCGATTTTTAATGTATTCACATTAACGCTACCACTTCCCACTTGTGAATACCTCAATTCTGTAGGTTGTAAGTAAGTAATCTGTATCAGGCTGTTTTAGATTCAACTGACTAGGTTCACACATAAAATTAGACAACATCAATTCCTCAATGCTGTCTAGTTTCTTCTTGTGGTAGTGACTGATTTGAATAGTCACTTTTCTCATGTGTACTGTGTCATCAGCAGTAATACTGCTACCTGGAGTTAAACGATAGTAAAGAATAACGTTGTCAGGAGAGGTTTTTTCCTCACGTTCCATATAGAACACCTTTGATTTTAAAGTGTTTTTTTCTAGGATTTCTTGAATTTCTTGCCTGGTGAAGAACTTCTTAGCCATTATTTCAACTCTCCTAATTCGATTATCGTGTAGTGGCCATCATCGGATTCAGTTCCAACATTTACCTTGTACTCTTTCCCTTTGTACTTCACGTAGTCTAAGGAATCTGTCACATAGTTAGAACGTATCCGAAATCTTGCTGTCAAAACTTGACCATCTGCCAAAGCTTTATCGAGTCTACGTTGGTAGATCTTTTCTTTTTCAGCTTTGACTTTCTTTTCTACAACTTGTTTTTCAAAAACACCTTTTTCGACCTCTATGCGCTCATCATAACAAAGGATGATTGATACTCTAGATGATTTCATGATTTAGCTCCGTAAATAGCTTTTAATTGATAGAGAATATTTGTCAATTCTTCATCAATCCAGCTCATTGTTGTTGAGCTTCCTGTCATCAAGGATTTATCAAATCTCTGAACACATCTCAAATGTAACCAATCTAAAATTGTTTCTTTATCATCCTCTTCAATCTTATTCCATTCTGTCAATTTGCTTTCTTTATCGATACGAGTGATAGGAATGTTGTTTCTCGTTAGATATGAAATCCCACTATTTATGTAGCTTAAAAGTTGAGTGTCGAAGATTTCTTCTTCGACATCAACTTCAACCATTTCTTTAATTTGTTTAAGGATTGTCATTTTAGACTCCCCTTTCTATTTAAAATCAACCTTTTGTGAATTTTACAGCTGATTTGTACTGACCAAGTCGGCCACCAAGCACGCTAGCAAGTTCGATATGACGACGATTCATCGTTACATCATAATCTTCAAAGCGATCGGCAGAGACATCATCACCAATCATCTTATAAGCCTTGTCAGCAAATGCGATAATTGGGTTGGTCGCATCTTCCATCCAGTCATAGACATATACTTGATAACCAGCAATGACATTCCCTGTTTGTGAAATTGGTGCGAATGGTTGTGGATCAATGTAGCGTTTTTCGCCATCCTTAACCATTTTAAGTTTACGAGCAATAGTTTTTGAAGTAACCAAAATTGGAGTTGTATTGACAGCAAGTTTATCAATTCCTTTTACGAGGTTTTCTAAAACAGTGCTGTCAAATTCCCCGTCAACATTGATTTCTTGCGTATCAAATAGTTGAGCAAGTGTTTCTTCTGCGATAGATTTAATTTCAGTGATTTTGTCATCATCATCACTATTTTTACCATCGCCGATAACAACAGCACGTTCAACTGCACGGATAAATCCTTGTGCTAATTCATTCATCACATAGTTGAAGTAAGCACCTGTTGTATCCTTCTTCAAGTCAGCATACTCAAAACTGTACTTGATGTAGACAGCAGCAGAGTTGATTGTATAATCGATAAATACAAAAGATTCATCTTTCTTTGTTTTGCCATTCTGATGGCCTTTGGCTTTTGCTTGTTGCGTTTGAAGCGCAACACGTACTGCATAACGAGGATCTTTGGTTACATGGTTCAGGATACCATCGTAATCATTAAATGCATTTTGGATTGCAATCAATACTGGTTCAGGTAAGATTTTGTTAACATCAGTTACACCTTTTTCAACCAGATTTGCTTCCCACGCTTTGCGGGCACTGTTTGAGCTGCCTTCGTTATCCATGAGGATTCGAGCGAAATCAAGTGCAGCTTCTTTTGTTTTTAAGTATTCCATTTGTGTCTTGCCTTTCTGTACTTCCTTGATAGATTTAGCAGCTTTATTGAGATTGTCTTCTTTTTCTTCAATTTCAATATCTAACTTAGAAATTGTGTTCTTGAGTTCCTCTGCATTGGATACCAAT